TATTGACGAAACTGGTAATTCTATTGGTGAGCACGAAGTTAAGTCTTTAAAGCTTAAAGTAATAGATAATACAAAAGAACAAAACAATGCTTAATAAAATCAAATTTGTTTCTAACAGGCCGTGGTTAAATAAAAATAGTGTATCTAAGCCAATGCCTGCAATTAAAGAAATTCCAGATTGGTTTAGAAAAGCAGATAGGTTTGCAATTAACCCAATTACAAAAGATTATTGGCAAGGACCAGACGGGGGAAAAATTCCTACGTGGAAAGCTTGCCCAGCAATATTTGATATATTAGGTACAGGGTATGTTTTAAAAACGCCATGTGATATTAAATTTTATTTAAAAAATAATAAAATGTCTGTTGAAATTAAAGAACCTAAATTTAAAGATTTTTGTTCTGAAAGACAACCAATGCCACAATTCGTACACCCACAAGGATACTACAAAGAACATTTTGCCTGGTATCCAGATTGGGCAATAGAACTACCAGAAGGATATAGCGCTTTATACACAACACCATTTAATAGATTTGATTTACCATTTTTAATGACAACTGGAATTGTAGATAACGATAAAATTAATTTGCCAGGAACTATGCCATTTTTTATTGTTAAAGGGTTTGAAGGCGTAATTCCAGCAGGAACACCATACGCACAAATAATTCCATTTAAAAGAGAAGACTGGGATTCAGACATTATAATAGAAAACCCAAATAACTTGCATAAAAAAAATCAAGAAAATAGCAATAAATATAGAGTTAAAGATGGTGGAGTATATAAAAATGAAGTTTGGTCTAAAAGAGTTTACGAATAGAATGGTATAATGAATATATGGATAAAGAATTAGCAAACGGTGCACATAATTGGGAAAATAGAGTATCAATAACCCCTCCAGGATTTTTTGGGACTTCTGCAGATCAAATACAATCAAGAGAAAATTTTATGACAGAAGAAGAAAAAATATTTTTGCTAAATGCAGCAAAATCAATTAATGAATGGGACAAGACAGAAACTCATTACAATGATAATGGAATTGTAATATATGATTCATCTTATTGGGACAATAGAGTTGCATCAAGACCAATTTTAGATTCAATAGATCCAGAAATTTCTATTGTTATTGAAAACCTTGTAAAAAGACTTAAAGTAGAAGTTGATAATTTTTTTAATGTCGATGCAAAACCCACTAGTCCAGCTATAGTAAGATGGATGCCTGGATATAAACAGGAACCGCATGCAGATAAACAATTACAAAATGGAGAGCCAAATGATTTTCCTTGGTACGATTTAGCTGGATTATTTTACCTTAATGATGACTACGAAGGCGGAGAACTATATTTTTTAAATCAAGGAGTAGAGTTTAAACCAAAACCAGGGGCAGCTTATTTTTTCCCAGGAGATGTTGGATATAGTCATGGAGTTAAAGAAATTACAAGTGGAATTAGATATGTAATTCCATTTTTTTGGACAATATTAGAGCACACTGGAGATAAAAAACCATGAATAAAGAATTAGAAATTATAAAGATTTATCCAAAAATACATATATATAGAAATGTTTTTAATGATGTAGATTTATTTTTGGAAAAAGCAAAAAAATGTGTTGTTTGGGAAGAGTGGTATACGTTTGGGACGATGCTGCCTCTTCAAGAAGCGCCAATTAGATTTACATCATTTCCAACAAGAGAAGAATATATAAATTCTAGACGTTGGCAAGTAGAAACCGACAACGATGTTTTAAGGGCGGATTTAACAAAAGAATTAGGAGAAATCTTTTATGACGTAACTAGTAATTTTTTAAATTCTTATACAGACATATCTTTTAATAATTGGGTAAAATACCCAGCATCAATAAATAAATATTTTGAAGGTGCGGGAATAACAGATAATTATGCTATGAACTACCATACAGATTTTGTACAATTAGAAAAAGATGCACCAGGAATTAAATTTGGAATTACTACAACATTTTATTTAAATGATGACTATGAAAATGGGGAAATTTGTTTTAAAGTTGGTGATGATATATTGTCTCACAAACCTAAAAAAGGAGACGTAATAGTATTTCCTTCCTCACCACCATACTATCATGCAGTTAGAAGAGCAGACGGCACAGATAGGTATATGATTAGATCATTTTGGCAATTTGATTACGAAGGATCACCAGAATGGATAGAAAATGAAAATAAATATGGTAAAGAAATTTGGGATAAAATGGAAAAAGACAGAATTAAAGAAAATAGAAATGTAGGTCAAATTAATGCTGAAGAATTACATAAATTGTTTGGCAAAAATAATGGATTGCATTTATGAAGCAATGTACTTGTGGAAGATCAAAAGCTTACCCATATTGTGACGGAACACATAAAAAGAAAAAGGAGTCATTAATGAAAAACGGAATGATAGATGTTTTAGATAGTAGCAAATTTATTATTTTACAAGATGAAGAAATTCCAGAAAGTAAAGCTGGAGTACTTGGAGTATATACTAATAAAATTGTAGAAATACCTAATTTTATAGACCCAGAAATTGTTCCAAAAATGATTAATTTTTTTGAAAATTGTAATGTTGATTGGGGAGATATTGCGTTTTATGGTTCCTCTGGAAAAGGAATTATGACAGATTCTGAGACAATGAAAAAATTTGAATTACCAGATGGATTTTTTGATAAGTTAAAAAATAAATATCAAGAAACAGTAGAATTAGTATTTGGTAGAGAAGTTAGAGCAAATACCTCTCATGCACAAAAATGGGATGTTGGAGGGTTTGCAAGCCCACATTCAGATAATTCAGATAATAAAGGAGAGCCTAATGCTTTTGCAATAAATAAATATGTAGGAATACTTTATCTTAATGATGATTACGAAGGCGGAGAATTGTATTTTTGTGACAAAGATAACGAAATGAAAACCTATTTATCTTTTAAGCCAAACGTTTATTCTTATTATGTTTTCCCTGGAGGATATGAAAATATTCACGGTGTCTCAGAAATAACCAAAGGTACAAGATACACCATGGTTTCATTTTGGGATTACGCAGATTCAGTTTACGATCAAGAAACATTAGATAGATGGGAAGAAGAAGAAAAGCAAGTTAGAATTGAACAGGCAAAGCAAAAAGAAGAATGGAATAAAGGAAACAAATATGCTTGAGGGTACAGATTTTTATAAAATAGCTCCAAAGATTATTGTTTACAAAAATGTCTTCAATAATGATTATTTTATGGAATGTTTTGAACACATTAAGTCTATTGATAATATGTGGGTAGACTGGTACATATATGGCAAGCAGACAAACTTTCCAGTTAAAGATACTAGACCACACAATGTTCCAGGAGTTTTGCCCTATAATGAATTTAAACAAGATATTAATTTTGACGAAGTCACAGATGAAAAGCTTAAATTTTTCTATAACTACATAGAAGATGTTTTTTATAATACGACCAAGCACTATTTTGAGCTTACTGGAGAGACTCCACCAGAAGGCTCTCCGATAAGCCACTTTACCGCAACCCTACTTAAGTATATACCTCATGAGAGTTTTGAACCAGCTGGATCAGTAATGGGATACCACACAGATTTTCAGCAAGAAAAAACCGAAGAGCCAGGCTTTAAATTTTTTGTAACATGCTGCATGTATTTAAATCATGATTATGATGGAGGACAAGTATCCTTTAAGATATTTCAAGATGAATCAAATGATCCAAATGCAGAGTATGTAAAACATATGTACCAACCAGAATTTGGCGATGTAACAATTTTTCCATCAAGAGCACCATACTATCACGGAGTAAAGACTGTAACAAATGGAATAAAGTATTTTATTAGAAGTTTTTATATGTATAGCTATCCAGGCTCGGAAGCATGGCATGCAAACAAAGATAAATATGGCGAAGAGCTATGGAAACAGATGGATAGAGAAAGACAGATAGCTGATCTAAAATCTGGTAAAAATGAAAGAAAAGATGCAGACGAAAAAAATGGAAGAAATGGATAGCGTAAATCTAATCCAATACGGTAAGATACATTACTATGAAAATGTTATTACTGATCCCGACTACTTAATTAATTTAATAGAGCTTTCTGACGGAGGCTTAAATGAAAACACCAGTATCCCTGCGTGGAAAGAATGGGCGGCAAGCGGAGATACAGAGTATGTATTTGGTTATCAAAAAAGATTTAGCAACAATGTAGATACAGACACGCACCCAGACATAAGAAGAATTAATAATATTTTAAAGAATGCAATTGTAGGCTCTTCAGAAAACTATGGCAACATGCATAGTATAGACATCGGCTCCCTAATGCCATTATCAATAAGCAAGTACTCCACTGGTAAGTCAATGGGCCCACATGTTGATGATTATAGCAATGGAGACAATCCAAATATTTCTGTTGTACTTTATCTAAACGATGATTACGAAGGCGGAGAAATTTATTTTAAAGAGCAAGGCGTAAAAATAAAGCCAAAGGCTGGAAGCATAGTAATATTCCCTTCGGTAGAGCCGTACTATCACGAGTCTTTACCAGTAACCAGTGGTGTAAAATATATGTGCCCTGGATTTTGGCGTAAAACCGACAAGGTGGTATAATTTAAAAATGGCCACTATTTCAAATGGTAAAAACTGGAGATTTCCAGATTACACAGACTCCCCAGATATTCCAAGAGATATTTCTTATTTAGCTGCAGATATTTCTGAATATATAGATTCTCATCCTGGTCCAACTGGCGCAACTGGTGCGACTGGTGCGACTGGTGCAACGGGGCCATCAAACGTTTTATCTGTAAGCACAGTAACAACTGGAAATCCAGGATCAAGCGCTTCAGTTACAATTGCAGGCACATCACCAAGCCAGACAATAAGTTTTATAATTCCTCGTGGAGATACTGGTGCGACTGGTGCGACTGGTGCAACTGGCGAACAAGGTATTCAAGGTGTACAAGGTATTCAAGGCGAACAAGGTATTCAAGGTCTTAAAGGCGACAAAGGAGATACAGGTGAAACTGGTGCAACTGGTGCGACTGGTGCAACTGGTGAACAAGGTATTCAAGGAATTCAAGGAGTACAAGGAGTACAGGGTGAAACT